TCTCTTTCTGATGATGTTTTCAATAAATCAGATTGGCTCCGACTTTGTATCTTTTGTTTTTCTACTTCTAATTTTAAACCTTCTATCTGAGATAACATCTGCATTTTTTGTTTTTCTAATTCAAGAGTTCCTTTTTGGTATTCTTGTTTCATCTGTTCTAATTTCATTGATATATCACCTTGTAATTTTATCTTAGATTCTTCTACTTGTTGTTGCATTTGCATACCTTGTTGTGCATTCTCTGCCTGCAATTTTAATCCTTGTTTAGTAAATTCTTCTAACTTTTTTTCTAACTCTTTGGTAGTTTCTAAATTAAACATAGAAATTACCTGTGGCAAATTTACAACATTCTTATTAAATCCCTGTACTACCATTTGTCTTAACTCCTGCATCTTATGTTCTTCTTTAAGATTGTTCCTTACAAATAACTCGAAATCATAAGGTTCAAAATCTTCATGCAATTTTACAATCTCAGAAGCAAAGTCAGAATCTATAAACTGATAAATCATATCTTTTTTAAGACAGTATTTAGCTGATAAATTCATAAATCTTTCAAGAGCCAATCTCTGCAATTCATCATGTTCATAATATTTTATCTCAGTTATGAGTGAAGATTGATTGATACTCATCTCAGACGTGCCTACTGGATCATATTGTCCAATTTGTCCCATTGCTTGAGGTGTAACCCCCATTATCATGTGAACCATTTGAATTAATCCCTGCAATATATTTTCAAGATATTGTATTCCGGGCCCAACAGACATATCAAATGACTGAAACTGATTAAAGTTAATCGGTTGTCTTTCTCCCTTCTTTCTAGACTGAATAAACATTCGACCAATCTTTAATTGATATTCCCATTCAGCAGGTGTCATATTATCTGGCATCTGAGCCATATCCATTACAAGAGTTTTAGTACCTGCCATTGCTAGCATAAGTTCTCTATGATAATGTACTATATTATATAATTTCTGTATATCCTTAGTAGCCCAAATTAAACTATATGCCCTGTCGGTTAAACTACTATGTGTTTTTGCTACAACTGGAAGTTGAGTATATGATAAGTCATCTTCTTTCCTTAAGGGAAATCTGTGTTTCCTGCAGTTTGCAAAAATATCTGCACCAATTAATACTCCTTCATATAAATCATTAACATATCTCTTGGTTATAGTTTCATCTTTTTTCAGTTTATACGTTTTATTATATATCTGTTCTTCATCTTTTCCTATTAAGAAATGAATGTGTTCTTTGTTATTATATTTGTTAGGAGATTTTTTAACATTTATAACTCTTTGTGATTGCCAATAAACTTTCCATACTCTTATATTTCCACAGGTTGCACCTGAACTAACACTAGTTGAATTGTTATTAAATACAGCATCCCCATTTGGCATAGAAATCATAGCAGAATTTTGATACCATTCTCTTGAATTTTCTATCTTATCCATTTGGGTATTGGTGAGAATATCTCCATACTGATTAATAATATCTGGTATCGTCATCATGCTTTCAATGGCACACCATGACGAATCTTGTACATATTTTATAGTATCTTCTACTGGATAATATAATCTGAGAAAATCAAGTCTTTTAAATGTTGGAATTCTACCTCCTTCATAATCTACAAAATATGCTGCATTACCAGTTACTAAATTATCTATAAAAGTTAATAAGGCTTCGTCATTTATGTTTAATTTGTTTCTTACATATATAAGATATTTTTGAGCTACCTCTTCTTTAATGTCTCTAAAAGTATATTTATAGTATTTATCAATTTTATCTATCTCTTCTTTTGTTAAGTAAATATCATTGGAAATTTTATCTGTTATTAAATTTCGTTTTGAAATTATTTCCTTTATCTGTTGTTTGCCAAATTCTAATTGTGAATATGCTTCTTCGGAAATCTGTTCTCCCTTTTCTTTCTTTTGTTGCAATAATCCCTCTGCATCAGAAACCGCTTGAACGAACTTTTGTTTCTTCTCTTCCAACATTGCTATTGCATTCTGCTTTTCATTTAATCCTATCTTTATTTTAGTAGTAATTAAATCTAAGTAGTTTTTTATTCTTTTATTGTATTTTTCTTCAATAGATTTATTATCAGCAAGCATAAGAGAAAACACAAAGTTTCTTCTTGCCTGTCTTCCTTTTAATAATTCTAAACATGGTCTTTGAATACCAATATGTCTTACATGAGACGGAAGTTCATAGTCTCCATATTTCCTAAGATAATCAAAATCTTTTAGGTCTTGTTGTTCATTATATAACTTCCAACAAGCAATATCTTTTATTTTTGTTTGAGACAAACCCCTTGCAGCATTAACAATGCCTAACACGTTTTTCTCGCACCACTTGGTATCCTTTTTACTTTCGGGAATATTCTGGTTAATTAGTATAGGCATATCTATTACGATTATTAATATTACTTATTATTCTTCCATCAACTATACGATAGGACAAAAATTCATATTTTTTGTTTTTAGACTCCTCCGTCTCTATTGTCAACTCTTTCTCATCTTGTTCTACAACTTCGCATAACGATGATGCTATAGTATTATCACAATTATATCTCGCTTCACTTGGTGAATATCTAAACTTAGCCCACGCATCTAATAACATCGGATGATCACATTGGTCAATATTATCTTTAATATTTAACCAGTCTCTCAGCATCTTTAACCAAAATGGTTTTGTTGCTGCATCAATTCCATATCTATTTGAAACTTTACTTTCATCTGTCCAGTTTGCAGTTACCATTAATGGTCTTAACTTAAGATAATTATGTAATCCTTTCGCTTTAAAAAAATCAAATATTCTTATCTTACTATGTTCTATTAAATTAATAGCATTATACGCTATACAAAGCATTGCAACTTGTTCGTAAAATATTTCGGCACCACCTTGTTCCTCTGTTGGTCTCTCAACCACCCCTGCAACAAATTTATTATAGGTATGATCTCCATTTAGAAAACCTTTCTTAATCCAACACGCTCCTTTTGATGAAGATGTTCTTGCTTCATCCTGGTCATATGAATCTGTACCAGCACGATATAGATTTTCATAAATTGCTAACTTTATATTTCCTTCTCTATCTTTTATTACTTCTTTGTTTGCATCTTTTACTTTATATGTTTCTGGTTTTTCAGAAATCATAAATGGACCTTCTACATCTGGCTTAAAAACAACCCCATCTTCCCATCTTTTAGAATTAACCCATTTTCCTTTGTACCTTGCTTCTACCTGTGCTTCTTTATGATTAGCAATATATGCCATTCTTTCATTACACCATTGTGATATATGTGCACCAAAATAACCTCCCGTTGGAATCATAAACAATTCCGATGGGGTTAATGGTTCTTGTGTTATTGCTCTATATTTTTCTGCTGGAGATTTTGAGTCTCTATCTTTTAAAATGACTTTTATAGATTCCTCTTTTAAAGAATTCCCATCTTCATCAATTATCTTAAATTTCCATGCAGGAATAAATCGCGCTATTTTTGTATTACTTTCTTCATAAATATTATCAAATTCTAATAGATTATATGCTGTTGGATTATAAAACATTTCTTTCATATCATATACTCCGTCATCCATCTCACCACCAGTTCCCACGTAAACCTTATATCCAGTTTTTATTCCTTCTGCTTGCATTGATGGATTTAGAAACTCAGTAAGCTCTCTTACTAATCCTCTTTGCCATATACCTGTTTCCTCCAAAAGAACATATGTTGGAGATAACCCTGATACCGCCTGAGAATTTCCTTTAGCAGTTTTTTTATATACTTCTGACCTTTTATGTTTTGATTTTAAATAGTCCTGCCTATCACCACCTTTTGCTGGTCCTTCATAAAACTGTGTATTCTTTAACCTTTCAATTCCTCTTAATAACATATTCATAGTATTATCTGCGTACATTTCTAAACCAGCCACTATGACACATTGAGAGTTCTTTAAAAATAAATATTTCTTCCCAAGTACACATGCTTCTTCTTCAGAAAAACCTTTCTGTCTCGCCTTACAATTCATATTGTCTTTCTTTAATCTAAACATCATAGCTCGTACTTGAAAGTTATCAAATGATAATGATGTAAAAGCAGGATTGGAAATATCTTTTCTACCTAATTCTTTTATTAGTCTTTTTATTTTCCAAAAGTTTAAATAGAAATAATGATCTCCTGTTATATGTACGGTTCTGTTTTTTATTAATAAATCTAAATCTTTAAGATAACAATCATTACCATCCCATATTGCATCAACACCATCTACATACTCATCTCCACCTTTTTCTATAGCACTTGGAATATCATATCCGTATATGCATCTTTCTTTTTGTATTCTCCACCAATTCTCGTCAACAATAAAATTTCCTTCTTTAAGAAAGTCTTTATCAATAGTATCAAAAGACTTATGAAAGTAATCATCCTTCCCCGGAAGATCCTTCATGAAAATAACAGGCGAAAATCTTTTTGTTTGAATAAATCTCATTAGTTTTCTTCCTTGCTAAATAATCGTTCCCCTTCATCAATTACTGACTTTTGTTTTTCTTCTCGCTCTATTCTCTGTTTATCTTTTAATAGTTTTGCATAATCTAATAACTTTATTGCATTTGCAATTGCCTTTGTTTTTTCTTCTGAGTTGTCAGTATTAACTTCTTTACTTATCATCCTGCCA